ACAAAAACCATAACAACTTCGTAATATACAATGATGAAAAACAATGTTATAAATGAATTAATAAGGAGGAAACATGGCATATAAATACTGTGTAGCAGAATGTTGGGGAAAAGGATTTATCACTCATAATGATTCATCTAAATTCCAAGTTTCTGGATTCCCAGGTAATGTTTGGCAAATACCAGCAAACAGCCAAGATGCAAATCTTTGGGTGAATAAAGTTGCAGGTAATTGGAAAACAAAAGCAGAAGCACAAGCTATAGTTGATGAACAAGTCGCAATAGCTCAAGCAGCGTGGGATGCTTTACCTGAAGAACAGAAGCAACAACCATTTAATAGACAAAGACCAACTGCTATCGTTTTAGAGTAAAATTTTTATGGCAACGTATTACGGAACATATGGACAAAAAGTCCAGTACCTAGCGTCCGATCCATCTGATCCACAAATCGGTCAGGTGTGGTATAATTCTACGTCTGCTGTTTTGAAGGTGAGACAAGAAGTTGCTACCAATTCTTGGGCAACAGGTGGAAACATGAATACTGCAAAAAATGAAACAGCAGGAGCTGGAACGCAAACAGCGGGATTATCTTTTGGTGGTTTTTCACCAGGAAATACAGGTGCAACTGAAAAGTATAATGGAACAAGTTGGACTTCTAATCCAACAGGATTAAATACAGCTAGAAGAGAATTAGCTGGATCAGGTATACAAACTGCAGCTTTAGCATTTGGAGGATATGATAGTAATTCTACAGGAGCATCAGAATCTTTTAATGGATCAACTTGGACTAATACACCAAGTTTAAATACAGCTAGTCATGCTTTAACAGGATTTGGAACCAATACAGCGTCTATTGCAGCAGGTGGAATTGCTACTACTGTATTTACAGCTGCAACAGAATCTTATAATGGAAGTAGTTGGACAAATGTTAATAGTTTAAATACTGCTAGAGGAAGTTTAGCAGGAGTAGGTATTCAAACTGCTGGTTTAGTATTTGGTGGAAGAACTCCTACTAAACAAACAGCTACAGAATCTTGGAATGGAACAAGTTGGACTACTGTTAATTCATTAAATACTGCTAGAAGTTTATTAGCTGGAGCAGGAATTCAAACATCTGCTTTAGCTTTTGGTGGAGATGGACCCCCAAGACTTACAGCAACAGAACTTTGGAATGGAACGTCTTGGACTTCAAATCCAACAGGATTAGGTACAGCAAGATATGGTTTAGCAGGAGCTGGAACGCAAACTGCAGGACTTGGATTTGGCGGATATTCGGGTACATTTTCTACAGCAACTGAAGAATTTACAGGAACACAAACATTAACTAAAACAGTAACGGTATCATAATGGCACAATACACAGGAATACAAGGACAGAATATTTTAATAGTAAGCTCGGATCCGTCAGATCCGACTGAAGGTCAGATTTGGTATAATACAACTTCGAATCTTTTGAAAGGTTATGCGAATGTTGTAACCAATGCTTGGGCGAGTGGTGGAAATATGGCTACTGCTACAAGAGGAAGTGGGGCAGCAGGTACACAAACTGCAGCTTTAGGTTTTGGTGGATATACTAATACTGATATTGCTACAACTCAATCTTACAATGGAACAAGTTGGACTAATCTACCAGCTAATATGAACACTGCTAGAAGATTATTAGCAGGAGTAGGAACTCAAACAGCGGCATTAGGATTTGGTGGAATTTCAACATCTTATTTATCATCTTCAGAATCTTATAATGGAACATCATGGACAAATACTCCAAGTTTAAATACTGCAAGATCTGGTTTAGCTTCAGCAGGAACTCAAACAGCGGCTCTCGGGTTTGGTGGATTTACACCTCCTTTTTCAAATGCTTCAGAATCTTTTAATGGTTCTACTTGGACTAATACTCCTTCATTAAATACATCAAGAGCTTTTTTTGGTGGTGCAGGTACTCAAACTTCAGCGTTAGCTTTTGGGGGTCAACCTTACACAACAGCTACGGAATCTTGGAATGGTTCAAGTTGGACTTCCGTTAATTCAATGAATACAATAAGAGCTGAACTAACAGGAACAGGTTTACAAACCGCAGCTTTAGCTTTTGGTGGATTTACTCCTAGCCCACCAGCAAATAGCACTGCAACTGAATTATGGAATGGTACAAGTTGGACATCTAATCCTACAGGACTTGCAACTGCAAGAAGAGCTTTATCAGGAACAGGTACTCAATCATTAGGATTAGCATTTGGTGGAAATACAGGTTCTCCAGCATCTCCATCTAATGCTACAGAAGAATGGACAGGAACAGCTCTTGCAACAAGAACAATAACTACTTCTTAACACTTTACATTTAACCTATAATACATTATATACCTCTCATGACAGAGAAGAGAGATATAAAAGAACTTATACAACAAGAAGAAACACACCTTAATAATCTACTTGAACCTAATGATTTAAAATCATTTAAAGGAATGGTGGATGAACTTCGAGATACCTGGACTAAAAAACAAATTTTCAGAACAGAAACAGAAGCTAGAATTTCAGTATTACAAGATAATCGCTATCCTAATAAAGCTGCAAAGTATTGGCAGTGTGTTAGAGAACAAAGTGTATTTTTAGAAAACCTAATGTCTTTATCTTTTGATTATAGAAGAAATGAAGCAAAAATTAAATGGCTTACTAAAAAATTAGAAACTGAAACGGATGAATATAAATTAGAATGTTTTAAAATAGATTTAGATGAAAAGATTTATGCAAAAGCAAATATGGAAGCTGTTGCAAAGGATAGAATGAGAGAAATTAATATGTGGTCTAAATTAAAGAAAGAATTTGATGATGGTACATTTAATACAAAAGATGTTAACCAACATCAATTAGATACCTATCATCAAGTATATTTAAACAAAGCTAAAACATTAACTCAAGGATCATCTCAACCTGAAGTATTTAACGTAGTTGGTCAATTAGAAACTATAGAAAGAGTTAAAAAGTCTGGTGAATTAAAATACGATAAGAAAGAATCTATTACCTATGGAAAGCAAAACTCATAAGAAGATTTTCTTCTTATTAGCTCTTCATAGATCAGGTAACACCTTATTTGGTTCTATAATGAACCAAAATCCAGATATCGCAGTTACAGCCAATTCTATTACATTAGAAATAATGAAAGATATTTATCTTCTTAAAGAAACAGATACATTTAAAAATTATCCAGATCATAAATCATTAGATAATGTTTTATCAAATGTCTACAATTCTTATTATAAAGATTGGAATTATAAATACATTATTGACAGAGGACCTGTAATGACACCAGGAAATCTAATGTTAATAAAACAACATTTAAGTCAACCTATTAAATGTATAATTCTTTGGCGAGATTTATTAGATGTTTTAGCATCTTATATTAAATGGTTTGAGAATGAACCATCTGCATTTCCTAATAAATTTGGTAAAAAAACAATAGAGGAAAAGCTTTTGATGCTGATGAATGCTGAAGGAGGAATTGCTAAAGGTTTAACAGCAATTCAAAATGCATTACTTCCTGAAAACAAACATATGTGTCATTTTCTTAAATATGATGAATTAGTAAATGATACGGAAAATCAAATAAATAAAATATACGACTTTTTAGAAATACCTAAATTTAATCATAACTTTAAAACCTTGAATCAATTTAAAGTTAATGGTATGAGTTATGACGATACAGTTGTTGGAAATAGAATGCATACCATTAGAGAAGAGATTAGAAAGGAAGCAAATCCTTACAGAGCCATGATACCTGAAAATATTATTAGAGCTTATGGACATATTGTATTATGAAGATATTAATATTTGGATTACCAGGATCAGGCAAAACTACATTTGCTAAAAAATTAGTGACAAATAAAAAGATACCTCACTTTAATGCTGATGATATTAGAAAGTTATTTGAAGATTGGGATTTTACAGAAACAGGTAGAAGGCGACAAGCTAATCGTATGATGACCATGTGTGATTTAGCAGTCAATCATGTTGTAGTAGATTTTGTTTGTCCATTTGAATCTTATAGATCATTTTATGATTTAAAGATTTGGATGAATACCATTAGTAAAGGAAGATTTGAAGATACTAATAAAGTATTTGAAAAACCTAAAAAGGTTGATTTTGAAGTAACTAACTTTAATTACGATAACATCATAAATAAAATACATGGACTACTCTAAACCAACAGCACAGATGCTTGGACGTTGGCAGCCGTTTCATGATGGTCATTTAGCTTTATTTAAAGAGATATTAAAGAAAACAGGACAGGTGCAAATTATGGTCAGATCTATGCCAAAGTCAGATAATAATCCATTTGAATTTGAAGATATAAAGAAACGAATTGAAGAAAAATTAAAAGATTATACAGGTAAATTTGAAGTTATCAAAGTTGCAAATATAACAAATATTTGTTATGGTCGAGATGTAGGATATAAGATTGAAGAGATCGTCCTACCGAAACAGATTCAAGAAATATCTGCAACAAAGATAAGACAGGAAATGAAGAATGAATTTTAATTTTACATTTTTAGGACAATCTATTTTACGTTATGAAACTCCTTTAGATATTTTCACTGCAATCAATCAAACCTACGAACAAAAATTTAAAATGTTAGAACCAGCCAATCGTCAGTTGGTTGGTAAAATTAAAGATGAACATTCTCTATTTTATGATGGAGAAGATGAATCAAAAATGAAAAGACATAATGAATTACCACAGAATGTTTTAAATTGGTTTATGGAAATGTTTCATCATTATTTAGAATTTAATCATATAAGACAATATCAAACACATCTTAATTCAATCTGGGTAAATGAAATGAAAGCACATGAATATAATCCTGTACATATTCATCAAGGTAATTTATTTACAGGTTTATCTTCTGTGATGATTTTAAAATTACCAAATACTTATGGTGTAGAATATTCATCAGAAAATACTCCACAAAATGGTAAGCTTCAAATACTAGGTGCAGCTAATGGCCAGTTTGCAAAAGTTGACTATGAACCACCAATGAAACTTCGAGACTTTTATATATTTCCTTATGACATGAGACATTGTGTCTATCCATTTAATGGAACAAATGACACTAGACGAACATTAGCAGCAAACTGTGATGTATTATATAACCCAATCATCAATAGAGGAGCACAATGATTACAGAACCTAAATGGAAGTCGTTAATTGTAGAAACAATTTCACCAATATTTACACCAGAACAATGTCAGTTAATTATTAATGCTGGTAGATCTGAACCAAAAGAAATGGGCCAAGTTGGTGGAGGATCTGGTGGAACAGTTGATACTAAAACTAGAACATCTCACATTAGTTGGATTCCATTTAATAAGATGCCTGAAATGTATAAGACATTAGAAACTATAATGAAGAAAACAAATGGAAATCATTTTGGTTTTGAAGGAATGCAAATTACAGAACCTGCTCAATATACAGAATATCCTGAAGGAGGATTTTATGATTGGCACATAGATTCAGATGTTAATTGTATTAATGAACCACCGGTGCGAAAAATATCTATGACATGTTTATTATCACATGAATCTGAATTTGAAGGTGGTGGACTTGAATTGATGTCAGATGGTAAGATTGCAAGACCTAAACAAGGACAAGCTATTTTCTTTGCAAGTTTTATTAGACATAGAGTTGTTCCAATTACTAGAGGAATTAGAAAATCTTTAGTTATGTGGTTTGGAGGCACGCCATTTAAATGAACCGAGAATTATATTTTGCAACACCTATTTATGTTAAAGATATAGGCACAGTAGAATTTAATAAACAATTAGAACAAAACATTGTAAATTGGTCTAAACAAGATAAAGGTGTAACAAGAACTAATATGAATGGTTGGCATAGTGAAACAAATATGCATGAAAGACCAGAGTATAAAATGTTAGTTGATTTATTATATGAAGCACAAACATTTATTTATAAAGATGAATTATTAGACAATGAACCTTATCTTGGAAATATGTGGGCCAATATCAATCCACCTGGTGGATATAATAGACCACACACTCATCCTAATTCATTATGGTCTGGAGTGTATTACGTTAAAGCTCCTATTAATAGTGGACATTTAAAAGTAGAAGATCCTAAACCTTCTATTTTAATATCAAGACCAAGACGAAAACAAGGAGAACTTCCAAGACATTTGTGGAATGAAGTACACTTTGAACCAGTAGCAGGAAGACTTATAATGTTCCCATCATGGTTAAATCATTGTGTAGATCCTAATCAATCTAATGATAAAAGGATATCAGTATCATTTAATTTTTTACAGAGAGGAATGTTCGTATGAGTTTTCAACAAAATAAATATCAAGTAATTAAAAAAGCAGTTTCTTATGAACTTGCTAACTTTATATTTAATTATTTTTTACTAAAACGAGATGCTGTTAATTATATGTATAGCAATAACATCATTGCAGAAAATTCATTGTTTGGTACTTGGAAGGATCAACAGGTTCCTAATGTTTATTCTCATTATGCTGACTTTGCTATGGAAACATTATTAATGAAAGTAATGCCTATTATGAAAAAAGAAACTAATTTAGATTTAATACCCACGTACTCGTACGCGCGCGTGTACGAGAAAGGTTCAATATTAAAGAGACATAAAGATAGACCTTCTTGTGAGATATCTACAACATTAAATCTAGGTGGCGATCCATGGCCCATCTTTATAGATCCAACAGGAAGTAATAATGTAATAGATGAATATAAAAATATAATGAAACCAGATGCACCAAAAGGTATAAAAGTAGATTTAGAACCAGGTGATATGTTAGTTTATTCAGGTTGTGAATTAGAACATTGGCGAGAGGAATTTACTGGTAATATCTGTGCTCAAGTTTTCTTGCATTATAATCATGTAAATGGACAGTTTGCACAATCAAATTTATATGATAAAAGACCTTTACTTGGTATTCCACCACTAAGACAAAAATAGTATAATAGGCATTAAATATGCCATTAAAAAAAATACCATTACCTCCAGGTTTTGATAAGAACGATACGCCATCTCAAGCAGAAGGTCGTTGGATAGACGGAGATAACGTTCGTTTTCAATACGGATCACCTGAAAAAATAGGAGGTTGGGCACAGATTAACACATCTATTATTGTTGGAGCAGCTAGAGATATTCATTCTTGGTTTGATTTAACAGGCAGACGTTATGAAGCAATTGGAACTAATAAAATTTTATATGTTTTATTTGAGGATACTTTTTATGATATTACTCCACTTGGAACAGCTTTAACTTCTTGTACTTATACATCAACAACAGGTTCTACTACAGTAACTATCAATAAAGCAGCTCATGGCTTAAACCCTGGAGATTTAATTAAATTTTCAAGTGTCACAACACCTGGTGCTCCTACAACAAGTTTTGTTGCTGCTGATTTTACAACTAATACTTTTGAAGTACAGACTGTTCCAACCACAGGAACATTTACTATTACAATGGCAGTAGCTGAATCTGGAACAGGAGTTACAGCAGGAGGAACTATTACTACAACTCCTTATGTAACAGTAGGTCCTGTTCTTTCTACATTTGGATATGGTTGGGGAGCTGGAGCTTGGGGTATTTCTACTTGGAATACACCTAGAACAACTTCTAATACAGATATTGATGCAGGTTCGTGGTCTTTAGATAACTTTGGTGAATTATTAATAGCAACTATTAAAAAT